AGTTATAGGTAACAATGCACCGAAAGATCTACTATCCTTTACTTTAGAAGTTTCAGGTGTAGTATTTCCTGTACTTTTTACCGTTGAACGGAATTTTGATAAATCTGATACTAAATCAACTAATGCCATGATAATTACCCACTTTATTATATATAAATATAAAGTTGGTTAAATATCACCCGAATTTATTAATTCTACCGTCTGCATTTGTTGCAAGTGTGTAGTCCTTCGTCAATTGTAATTTCTGACCAATACTTTCGATAGTTCTATCACCAACCTTTATGACCATTGGTTGATTTGCACTATTCGATATACTACTTAAAAGAGATATAACTTGGTCTAATTTTTTATTCGTTGATTCATAATAGTCTGAGCTAGTTCTTCCACCAACGGATGAATTTACACCAGACGTGGTGTTTGTCACAACGGTTGCAGTCTGTGCAGTTGTTTTTGTAGTCATTCCTAATGTTTGTTTGGCTCCTTCTTTGAACCACTCCCAAAGTCCTTGTATCTTTTGTGAGAGACCACTTGACATATTTGCATTAGCATTTGTAACGGCGTTAGAATTTACCGCATTACTTGCTTCATTTAAAAGTTCCATGTCTTCTTTAAATTTTGCAAGAGTTGCTCTTGTATTTTTCACAGATTGTAATTGTTTTATAAAATCAGTAAATTCTTTTGCGAATCTAATACCACCAGAAATTGATAATTTGTTCAATTTGTCAATTGTTCCTGTATCTATTTTATTTATAGAAGTGTTTAAGACTTTCATGTTAGCTTCAAATGAATCTAGTATATCCTCAGTATTACTCGGCATACCTTGTAACTTATTTAAAAATTCATTAAACATCGTTGGGAATGATTGCATTTTGTTCCACTCTACACTCATGAACTGAGTCAATTGTTCGTAATCTAATTCCCTGAGTGCATCTTCAAACCAATCAAATATGTTTTCGACCGCAAGTAAATTTTTCTTTACATCCGGACCCACTTGGACTTCTCTAAGGGATTCTATACCGACATTTATATTTTTACCAACATTTTTAAAGTTTGTTTTTGCAATTTCCACAAATGATTTTACACCATCTAAATCAAGTTGACCTATTGCATCATCAAGTGAAGAAAGAGAAGCGACTATACCGGTTTTACCACCACCATACCCAAAAAACCATCCAGTTCTTCCAAGATTAAGATCTTTTTCAATTCCGATTAATGATTCTAAACCAGCTTTTATGTTTGCACCGGCTTTTGACAAATCAGACTTTGCCAATTCACCAAGTTTTACAAGATCTCCAAAATTTAATTCATCTAACGCATCTTCTAATTCATCAAATGAGTCTTCTAGTGCATCTATATCAATCATTCCGGGTATTTTGCCCATTTCTTTCATGCCTTCGGCAAGGTTCATGCCCGCAGACTTCAAATCACCAATTTCTGTAAGTCCTTTTAGTCCCTTTGATAGTAACCACACACTCCCAGCAAATATGCCCACAGCTATTCCTGCCGCACTTAAAGCGACGGCACCTGCCATTATTGCAATTGAAGCGAGACCAATCATACTAAATGAGGTTACTACTTTTGTGAGTGCAGTAAACATCCCATCAAAACCTTTCCAGTTTACTTCCCCCATAACTTTAAATGCCTGTGCGCTACCATAGAGAGCTGCCGCAAAAGCAACAACTGAAAGGGCAACTAATTTCAAAGCAGCATCAGCTCCTGTTGTAACAAGAGCAAGAGCAGCATATGCCATAACACTGATACCAGCCATAAGACCCAGCATTACAACTCCGCCGTATTTTGCCTGATCCCAATTAACTTTACCAAATTCTTGAAATGCTTTTGCGGATATCCACATTGCACCTGCAAATGCAATTATACCGACACTTATTGCCAACATATTTTGTGCGAATGGTGTTAATCCAGATACAATGCCACCGATACCACCTGCATTTCCAGCCGCTCCTCCTGCAGCATTACTAGCATTAGCAACATTTTGCATATTGTTTGCTAACGTAGCAGTTGCATTACTTGCACTACCCAAAGATCCTATTAATGACTGAACGCCTTTTATTATAAGTGCCTTTCCGATAAAGTAAGTAGCAATTGTTGCAAGTAAACCACCAACTATACCGAGAGCAACACCAGTACCACCAAATAATTTATTTACATAAGCAATACCAGTTCCAATTGCTTTTATTACAGAAACAAGTGAAGTCATTATTGTTTTTATACCGTCAACCGTTCCTTTTATAAATTCAGCACCTTCGGCGGAATCTAAAAATGCATGAGCTTGCTCTAAAAGTGGAGCAAGAGTTCCAGCAAGCATTTCTTTTATTTTTTTAATCGAATCGGCTATACGTTCATTTATAGTTGCAACTTCTTTTTCTTTTGCTAATTGTGTTACATAATCTTTTAGCTTACCGGCACCCATTCGTTCAGATTCTTTTCTCAGTTCCTCTGCATTTTTCGCTTGTAAATCTGACAACTTAACTTGGTCTATACCGAGTTCATTTAATTTCTCTTGGTTCATTAAAACTTTCGCTACCTGATCTATTTCCATATTATATAAGGAAGCGATAGATTTTCTTTGAAGATAACTCATTTTTTCAAATTCAGCAAGAGAACCCATACTTTTTAACATTTCTTCTTGTAGACCAGCTATATCATTGTTTAACATCAATTCTCTAGCACGATCCATGTTTATATTTTTTCCAGTCAAAACTCTTGCTTCCATTTCCTTTTCGAGTGAACCTTCGATATCTAGAAGACTTTCACCAAAACTTTCTACATCACTCAATTCCATTCCCAAAAGTTTTGCTTTTTGTGCAGCTTTTAAAAGTTCCTGTCCACCCTTTTTAAAATTCAATACCATACCAGGTGATAATTTTGCAATTAACTGTAAAGATGCTCGTGAAGTTAATAACCCCTTACCCATTTTTGTTGCATCTTTAACTATTTCACCGATTGGTTTTTTAGTAAGAACAGATAAGTTTTGAATAGCACTTACCTCATCGCCGGATAATCCGAATTTTTCTGTCAATAGAGTTGTATTTTCTACAAGTTTTTTAGCCTCATCATTGCCTTGTTTCATAAGAGAAACAATTGACAAACCATTCATTATACCCTCGGTTTCTCTAATACCATCAGCAACCTCGGCCGAATTAATACCGACTATTTTCATCTCCTTGGCAATACCTTTAGAAATAAAATGTATTTGTTCTGCTTCTTTTCTACCGACTAAAAATTCATGCCCTACCTCTTTTAATTCTTCATCCAAATGAGTTGCTGCCTTTATCATTCCATAGAATATCCCCAATAAACCGGCGATACCAAGTGCTGGAAGTGCATACTGCATAAATGACCCAGCAGCCATTTTTGTTACTTCAAATGCAGTTACACCGGCTTCTCCACTTTGTTGAAATGCGGTTACTATTTTATTTTTTATATCATCCTTTGCCGTGTCTATAAGTCCCGATGCCTTTTCGCCGAGAAATTTACCAATAATACCATCGCCACCAAATTTATTGGCAAGTGAACTTATACCATCAAATGTTTTATTTATCAGACTAGTTTCAGATAAAAATTTCTTTGCCAATTCATTTGCACGTTCTTGACTATTATTAATTTCCCCCATACTATCAAGTCGTTGTTTGATAAATTCTAGTAGTTCTTTTTGTTTAGTGTATTCTTTTTCTCCAAGAACTTCTCTGGCAAGATCAGTTTCTAATAATAATTCGGCAAGTTTATTTTGCTCTTTTGTTAAGTCTACTACTTCAAATGAATCTTCAACTATATTCTTTGAATTTAAGACAAGTTCACTATATTTTGATTGAACTTCTTCTAATAAATCTCGATGACCTGTGTATTGTTCAGTCAATATCTTAGCACGATCTGATTCAGATTGACTGAATTGATCTATCTTTTCGCTAACGGCGGCTATTAATTTTGCGTTTTTGTAAAGTTGTTCTTGTAGATTTAATCGATCTGCGTAAGTTTCAAGACTTTCACTTTCGGCAGAACTAATCTTTCCCAAAATCTCCTGTTGCTGTTTTAAAGCGGCATTCAGGCTATTTTGTTTAGATATTTTTTCAGTAGTGTCATCTTTTTGTTTTGCCATGTTTTACAACTATTACTTTTTATTTTTTTTAGCTCTAATATCTTTAAACTTTTCAAGCCTAATGGTATGTCTATCTGGTTCAGGACAACCGTATTTCTTACAATAATCGTCCGCCATCTTATTTGCCTTTTCAATACTATCAAACATACGTTGAGTTATTTTTTGAAGTTCTGGATCGTCTTCAAACATTTTCTTGGCTTTCCAATATTGCCTATCGACTATCCATTGGAGAACTTTATCTAATATTCCTTCACGAATTAATCTTTTTTGTTCTTTTGATAAGTTCATAGTAATACCTCAAAATAAAAAGTCTTCATACCAATAAATATGAAGACTTTAATATTATTTATGAGATGATGGCGAAAATTTTGGGACAGAACCACCTTGTTTCTTTGATGCCTCTTGTTCTGCTTTGTTTTTAGCTTCCATTGCCTTTAAAACTTGTTGAATATAAAATCTTCTCAAGTGTATTGGCAAGTAATAAACTTCTTCCCAAGTAAAACCACCTTTACCATAATAACACAAAGAAAATATTTCTTCGTGTAATCCTAGTTTATAATCAAGTCCCAGGCCAAAAAAAGGAAACGTCCATCGGAATTGCTAATTCCGAAGCCTCACCTGTTGTATCTGAAATAAATGTGAATGTCATGTCAAGATCTGGCCCCATCTCTCGCATATAAGCACGAAGTGCTCTCGAATCTTGTGCAAACAATTCATTATCAACAAAATTATTAATTGTTGCACGACCGCCTTCGCCGTCTACAGCAACTATAATATGTTTCAAACGAGTTGTTAATGCACGGTCAACACCACTACGATTAATTTGCTTAGTCATGTTCTTAATTTCAGCATCAATTTCTTTTTCGATGCCGTGTGTAAGAAGTCTAAACGTCACAACTCTTTTTGATTGTGGCAATTCAAAGTCGAATTCATTCTTTCTATGCTCAAACAGTGTATAATCCACCTCCTTGTGTTCTATTTGAGTCAAGTCTATAGTGACTTTTTGTTTTGTTCCGGGTGAAGTTGGGTCATCGACTTGTACTGTATAATCTTTACCATAACCTAAAATACGGGCGGCAATCATAATTGCATTCTTATCACCAACATAAAGGTCACTGTAATTAATCGGAGTGACAATAAGAGATTCAAACAGTTTATCCAATACAACTCCCTGTTTGATAAGATTTTGTGAAGTTAAAATATCCTCTTCTTTTGCCGTCATATACTTCATTTCAATAGTACCTTCTGACAGAGGATGTCCTTCTGGATAAAGAAGACCTTTTGATGGTAGTAGTATAATTTCCGTTGGGAAGTTTGATTTCTTTACTTCTTTTTGTTTAAAATCCGCCATCAAATTGGCTTTGAGTTCTTCGTCGGACATCTCTGCACCTGTTTTTGGGAGATTATATCCTGTTGGTACTTGTGCCATAACTAAATCCTATAACTAAATGTAACAATGTTTTCATACTAATAAATATGGGTCACGATAGATTTTCTACGAGTCTTTTTACTACTGATAAACGATTTTCTTGGATGTCTGATTCCCAAAAACGAAGGAGAGTGTAGCCGTTTGATTTTGCCACTTCATCCTTCACCTTATCGTTTTCCATATTTGTTACCTGTTCCTTCATCTTTGGTATCTCATATTTTGAATCAGGTTTACAATGCCAGAAATCACCGTCTACTTCGATTAGAATATTGGTATCACGTATGTGAAAATCATAATGATAACCACCGACTTGTTTCTGATACTTGTATTTGACACCTATTGCACCTTTGAGTATATCTTTCATAATTTTTTCAGGTTTAGTCATTCCTCGATTTGTGAGTATTTTTGTTCTATACTTTGCCAAATTTTCTGCATTTTTTCGTCTATGTTCTTCTGATTTTGGCTTACCTAAAAAGGCATTTTTTAGTTTTTCTGCACGTTCTTCATTTTCAGATATTGCTCGTTTCATTTCTTGGGCACGTTCTTTTCCATATGCCTCTTCAAAAGAAACACCCTTATTCCATTGTTGTATTTCACCACTGGCAAATCTTTGTTTTCGTGTTTCTCCTGATTTCTTTGCACCTTCTGGTGAATAAAATCCACCAGTTGTTCTAACATAATGGCCCTGTTTGAAATCGTTGAACTTTTCTTCCTTGTAGTTCCAACCCACTTGTTCACCACACCCACACTTACATAATGGTTCTTTACCGTTATTATACACAATTACACGAAGTTTATCTTTATCAATTCCATAAGTTGCACGGCAATGACGTGAAAGTCCCAAGTATGAATCGTATTCCGTTTGACAAATATGACAGATAAATGTTTGCATAATGAAAAATCCCTATATTGTTTAGTATCTCTACTAATAAATATAGGGAATTTTTCTAAAACTTTAAAATGATTACGTCTTTTTTCACACTTGTGAAGTGTAACGTAATCGTATTCTAAAATTGTAAAATCGCATAGTCATATTCGAGGGTAAGTGAAATTTCAACAGGGTCGTCTGTTCCCCAATCCATTTCACCCATTGATGTTGCTTGAATAAAAGCACCCTTCAAAGTCCATTCTTCAACCTTGTCACCAACAGGGCCAAGTGTATTGAATGTGATATCCTTCTTATAGAAATCAGAATAACCATCACGACCTGTTACAGACTCGTGTGATAAACGAACCCATTCCATAACCGCCTGAGCAGCAGATGGAACAATCGGGTCATATAGCTTAATCGTTACTGGTTCCCACTTCGCTTTACCCTTAATCATTCTCTTGACATTAATGTGTTCAAGAGTAATTGCATTAAAAGTTACATTCGGTCTTGACACACCTTTGATAAGGTAAGCAGGAACGCCTTCGATATACATGATAAACCGATTCGCAAGTTTCGGTTCATACGGGGTAAAAAATATTTCGGTAGGGTCAATAAGTTCAGCCATTTATTTCTCCAAGTTTAAAAATCTTTCTTTCATATAAATATAGTGTTCAATAAAAATTGGGGGAGTGTATTTCAACTCCCCCGATTATTTCATTAAGCACCTGGGAATGCCGCACCTGTTGATTGAATGTTGAAGTCAAGAATGATGAATTCAGCAGTCTTTGCAGGTTGTAAGAACAATTGTCCATAAAGAATGTTACGGTCAATAATATCAGGTGTGTTGTTAGACTCGTCCATGATAACACGGAAAGCAAATAAACCTTGACGTTGTTGAATCGACTCAAGATATGGTGTGACAATGTTCAAGAAACGTGTACGTGTTTGTGTTGTGTTTTGTTCGAACACAAGATAACGTGTAGCAGAAGCGATAAACTTCTTAGCAGCGATGAGAAGACGACGTACATTGATACGGTCAAGAGCAGATGGACGACCTTGAAGTGTCTTCTGACCCCATACACATACTCCTGTTGATGGGAATACCGCGATTGGGTTAATTCTAGCTTCATACAGATCATCTCTTTCTGAATGTGTAAGACGTGTCTTAACTTCAATAACCTCTGTAAGACCACCGCGATTTAAACCAGCAGGAGCAAACCATTCAGCAGCAACACGGTCGTTGAAAGCAATAACACCAGGAAGAACAACTGAAGGTGGAACCCAAACTGGCTTGTTTTTATCTGTGTCAAGAATCTTGACCCACGGATAATAAGTAGCAGCGTAGTTTGAATCAAACGCCTCAACTGTTGAGATTGCCGTAGCGATATTGTCATCCAATCCGATTGAATCCATAACATAGAACGCATCACCTCTATCTTCACAAATATCTTTAGCATAAGTTGTGATTGGTGAGTGGAGTGCGTGAACAACACCAGGTGTCACAATCATGTTAATATCGAACTCATCGGAGTTAGAGATTGTATCAAGTGCCTTCTTGTATGACGTATAACCGGTGGCACTTGTTGAAGAGATATCAAATCCTTGTGTGTTACCAGCGACGATGTGTGTTCCTGTTTTCTTTTGGAGGTGTGGTTTGTGACCATCAAATCCGCCTTGGAATGGAACCATGAACTTACGTGTATCAATTGATGTACTTGTTGATAGACCAATTGAACCCGTGTATGGTGAGGCTGAACTTGGATAGTTCGCACCAACGTTTTGTGTATAATCACCCAAGTAGAAATCTGCATTTGAACCAGTTGTTGTTTCAGAAGAAACAGGAAGTGGTCTCAAATAATTTTGATTATCTGTATTTGTGAAATCATAGCTAAATCCATGATAAACACGTCTGTTATAAGCACCGGCAGAAGTTTGTGCCGATACAAATGAAGCAGAAGCTGGTTGTGTGAAATCAGCAGGAATCGATGACTTCAGGGCACGGAAACCGAATGGTACAAGTGTAGGTGATACACCACCGTTTGTGACCGCTTCTGTTGTTTCAACACGAATATACTTTGACTTGTTAGAGTAATCACCATTGACAACAACCTTTCCTTCTGATGTGATTGTTATATATCTGTCACCAATAACTCTTGCAATATATTTTGGAGAATTTGGATCAAGATTTACCTTATATTGTTCTACAATATTTGGACGCAAATCTTCGTCATCAGTTGTAAATGGTGAACCATAAATTTCAGATTGATCAACATAACGAACCACTACATCAAAATCACCATACTCAGAACCAGCTATTGTTCCAGCTGGACGAACATTTGCAATACCAATTTTTACTTCGTAGTTAGCATAAACACCGTGAGAAAGTGTGTGGAAACAGAATAGATCATTTGTTACAGCACCAATCTTTTGTGAAGTGATCCACGGAGTCGAAGCTTCTTTGTAAGAATCTGTAAAGTTCCAAGAAACACCACCAGCTGAACCTGTTTCAATTATGAGTGTTGTTGTTGGGTCGGCAGCTAGTGAAGCAGATGCCTGTTTACCGAATAATACATAGTTGTAAACAGCGTGTGTACCGTCGGCTGTATATCCGTACAAGTCACCAATATATGATGTTGAGTTTGGATTTATAGAAGCACTATACGGTGTTCCATTT